ATAAAGAAAAAAATTATAAAGAACTATGTCAAATGGCATTAGTATCGGAAGAAGTGAAACAGTATAGAGCAATCGGCACGCCGGAAGAATGCCGGGCGGCGATGGAGAAACAGATTGTAGAGAAAGAATTGGAGAGCCACGATGAAAAGTACATCTTGAAGTATTGCATTAGCCTTATGCAGGAGTTGGTCGGAAAGTTCGAGGAATGGTACGAATATGTGCATGGTGAAGATGCTATTAGGGAGTTGGACGAAGAGGAACGCTTTTATTATAGAATGTCATATTTTAGTATCGTTCAAGAACTGTTTCTTTTCAGAACCAGTCATTCTGGAGGTACATCTACGAGAGCAAAATGTAAACAGTTAGGTGTCGATTGGAGCGATGGGATTGAATTTAGTTTTGGAGGTGATGAAGAATGAGTGAAAGCCTTAAGCCATGTCCGTTCTGCGGTGGAAAAGCAATGTTCTTAACCATTAGAAATAAGCCATTACATTCGGATGTTGGGGTAATGTTCAAAATCAAATGTATGAAATGCGGAACAGAACTTCCAAAAAGCTATGAATGTGAGATGTACATGGATCAGGAAGGAGGAATCAGAACAGGGAGAGACGAGCGTGCGAAAGCAACTACAGATTGGAACAAGAGGGCGAACGATGAGATTGATTGATGCTGATGAATTAGAAGGACATATAAAAATTTTAGGAATTTGGGATGAGGTAGAAAATAAAGATGTATTTACTAATGATATTAAAGATGCAATTTTAAAATTAATAGATGCGCAACCGACCGCCTATGACCCGGACAAGGTTGTGGAGCAGTTGTATGGATTAAAAAAATATGGAAATAAATATGACAGTTACTGGGACAGTAGTTTGTATCATATGACAGAAATTGAAAACAAGACTATAAATGATGCGGTTGAGAAAGCAATCGAGATCGTGAAAGGCGGTGGAGTAGATGTCAATTAAACCGATTTTATTCAACACAGAAATGGTCCGGGCAATTCTGAACGGGTGGAAGACCTGCACCAGGCGGCTGGTAAGTTCTCGTCAGTTTTTGGGAATGTTGCCAGACAAGTGTAAAAATGCTGCGCCTGATGATTTTTTAAAAGGTAAGAGGATGACGTTTAAGCCATATTGCGACATGACGGATGCGGAATTGATAATGACGGCATATAAAGCACCGTATGAGCCGGGCAACATCCTGTATGTCCGTGAAACATGGAAAAAGGCACCGAACGGATACTATTACTACGAAGATTGGCAAAGAAATGACATTGCCGATGTTACAAAGTGGAAACCATCAATCCACATGCCGAAAGAAGCGGCACGTATCTGGCTTAAGGTTACGGATGTGAGAGTGGAGCGGTTGCAGGAGATTACAGATAATGAATGTATCAAAGAGGGAATATACCCATCAAATTGCAGAGACTGTAATGATATATTTGGATGTGATGTATGTCCTGATGAAGTCGATAAGTTCGTAGAAGTCTGGAACAGTACCATTAAGAAATCCGACCTCAATCGCTACGGTTGGGATGCTAATCCTTGGGTGTGGGTAATATCATTTGAACGGTGCGAGAAACCGGAAGGAGTGAAAAAATGAGCAATGTAGAAATAACAGCCTTGGAGACAATCAGAAAAGAAATACAGAAGCTAAGAGATAAATATCAGACCAAAGCAGAAAAAGAACGTGAAAAGGTCAATGAGATTTTCGTGACGATCAAAGGCGAAAAGTGCTATTCAAATGATGACATATTCGGCTGGTACGAAGCTGGATATATCAATTCCAGACAGTACGATAAATACAGGGACAAGCTGGAAGCGAAAAAGAATGCCGCCGGAGAGGTTGATAATAAGACAAAAAGCGAAATGATTGTAAAAATCTTATCTACCATGAGCAGAAATTTAAACGCAGAAATCGCAACGATTAAAGAGGAAGAAGAATAAAGCAGAAAGGAGCAGAGACTCTTGCCAAAGTGAAGCATATGTGGTCTCCTTGAAAAAATGAGTGATTTAGATAAGTTTGATTACGAATGTCAGAATCAGATGAGCATTTTTGACATGATACGTGAACCAATCCGTATTACAAAACCTATACGATTAATTGAACTGTTTGCCGGATATGGTTCGCAGGCAATGGCGCTGGAAAGAATTGGTGCAAAATTTGAGCATTATAGAGTTGTAGAATTTGATAAGTATGCCATAGCAAGCTATAACGCAGTGCATGGCACAAGTTTTCCAACTATGGATATAACTAAGGTTCATGCGGAAGATTTGGATATTTGCGACACAGAGGTATTCACTTACTTACTTACTTACTCATTCCCATGTACCGATTTATCGGTTGCCGGAAAACAAGCAGGCATGAAAAAAGGAAGTGGTACACGGTCCGGCCTTTTGTGGGAAGTAGAACGTATTCTGAAAGAGATAAGAGATGATGGCGGTGAGTTACCACAGATTCTGTTCATGGAGAATGTACCGCAAGTACATGCCGATGCAAACATGGTAGATTTTCAGAACTGGATTGATTTTTTGACAAGCCTTGGATATGTAAGCTACTGGCAGGATTTGAACGCAAAGAACTACGGAGTTGCACAGAATCGTGAAAGGTGCTTCATGTTTTCGTTTTTGGGAGAATATAACTACCATTTTCCACAGCCGATACCATTAAAAAAGAAGCTAAAAGATTACCTTGAAGATGATGTGGACGAGAAGTATTACATAAACAATGAAAAGGCAGACAAACTGATAAAACAGTTGATTGACAACGGCACATTACCACAGCACAATCTTGACAGACAGACAGACAGACAGACAGACAGACAGACAGACAGACAGACAGACAGACATGCGTTGACGGAACAATCAATAAGCCACAACAGAGAGAAATTGCAAACTGCATCACGGCAAGATATGACTGCGGAATCTCAAACCAACAGCAAATCGGAAACATGGTTGTTGAAAAATAGGGGAGAGGTGGCAGAAAAACCTATTGATGTAGCTGTAACTCTTATGGCAAGAGACTATAAAGGCCTTGACAACTATGGTAGCAATGGAGTGATTGAATGGAAGTAATAGGTAGTATATACACCGGAGTAACAGCAGATTTTCAGCGAGGTGTGTATCCGATTGCAAGGTGCGTAAAAGCTGAACAGCATGATTTAGGAGTAGTTATGGCAGATGTAAATGTTTTAGGATCTTTTGAAGCAAAATTTAAGAGTACCAACAGAATTTATGATGTGGGGGGGGTGCAGTCCAACATTGAGTACAATGCAAGGCGGTAATCAAGAGCCGAAAATTCTTGAAAGCCAGATAGTTGCCATGCGTGGCAGAAACCCGGAAAATCCGTCAGACAGAACAGCCGGAAGCCCAACGGAACAGAGGTTAGAAATAAATATGCAAGGCACAAGTAACTGTTTAACAAGTGTGCAGAAGGACAATATGGTTCTGATTAAGCAGGCTACAAAAAGTGGTTCTATTGAATGTGAAGTCGGTGGATGCTTTGACGCAAGCTATCCAGAAAGCCAGACAAGAAGAGGACGTGTTCAAGTTAATGGGAATACGTGTCCTACAATAACCGCACAAAATCAAGAGATTGTACGGATTGAAAAGGTAGGTCAGATTTCAAATGATGGTTCTCAGTGCGGAACGGTTTATTCCGATAGTGGTATATCTCCCACACTGATTGCCGGAACGCATGGAGATGCAAATTCAAAAGTATTTACGCAGTACCGTATCAGAAAGCTGACACCAAGAGAATGCGGACGGTTGATGGGAGTATCCGATGAAGATATTTCCAAGATGGCAGCAGTCAATAGCAACACGCAACTTTACAAGCAGTTTGGAAACAGTATTGTTGTGGATGTGATGTGCGCAATGTTCAGAAACTTAAATATTGAGCAGGAAGTGAAATAGTTAAATTAGAATTTAAAGGTAAAAAAACATGGCATGGTACGCACTTTATAAATGGTATAAAGATTGGAGCAGAATAGGATACCCTAATATGATTAATTGGTATTCTGAAAAGCTGAATCCACCAAAATGGACAATATTAAAATTCAAGTGAGGTAATAAGTAATGAGAATATTCAGATTTATAAGAGCGTGGTTTTATTATTCAACCTTCCGAACCTATCTATATTCAGAAGGTACAAAACCTGCTCAAACACGTTTTCAGTATGCAAAGAGGCATAGTAAAAAAAATGGTATAGTTGACTAAACTGAACATTTAGAATTTAGGTGATAACTATGATAAAAGACATGTTTATGAGAAAGGAATAACACTTATCCTCGTGAAACGAGGTTTCCCGGAATCAGAATCCGGGTTGTAAAAATTGATAAATGCTAGAATGGAATGTCATGGTTCGTCTGAGAAATAGCAGCTATTAACACGCTGCTTAGGTATCGCCCCAGAAAAGGCTAACGGCCAGCGGTAATAACTCCCAAAGACTATAAGGCAGATTGTAAATTTACCACACGGATAAATGTAGTGTGGTGTGTTGGAAGATTTTATTAAGAGATCAATAGATCGTGTGAGGCTGGCAAGCGAAATGTCCATATCCCATTATGGGAAACCGCTTGTTTGTGAGTATTCAGGAGGAAAAGATTCGGACGCATTACTGTGGGTGTTTGAGCAAAGCGGAATACCGTTTGAGGTTCATAATTCACATACCACAGTAGATGCGCCACCTACGGTATACCATATAAGAGAAACATTCAGAAGATTAGAATTGAAAGGTGTTAAGTGTACTGTAGATTATCATGATAAGGGAAACGGGCATCGAGTGACGATGTGGAATTTGATTCCTATAAAGTTGATGCCACCAACGAGGGTTGTTCGATATTGCTGTTCAGAATTGAAAGAAGGTGGAAATGCAAACCGGATGATTGCCACTGGTGTTAGATGGGAAGAAAGCTCGGCGAGAAGCAGTAGGAGTGCATTTGAAGTCCTCGGAAAGACAGCGAATAAAAGCATAGGCGTTTCTGATGAAAAAATGCTTATAACAGACAATGACGATACGAGACGTTTATTTGAAAACTGCCAGATGAAAGCTAAAACTGTAGTTAATCCAATTATTGACTGGAAAGCAGTGGATATATGGAACGTTATCAATGGCGAAAATATACCGGTTTGCGAGATGTATTCCTGGGGATATGATAGACTTGGGTGTATAGCCTGTCCTCTGGCAAAAAAATGTCAGAGAGAACGGGAAATATATGATTTCCCCAAATATAAAACTGCGTATATAAGAGCTTTTGATCGGATGCTTGAAATGAGGAGATTCCGAGGAAAGAACACAAAGTGGACGTGCGGAGAGGAAGTATATTTATGGTGGATGCAGAGCAACGACATACCCGGACAGATGAGTATGTTCGATAGGTAAACTGAACTTTAACGGAGGTATTGAAAACATGGATAAAACAACATTGCATTTTTTCACTGCAATAAAAAACGGTGAAGTAAAACATATAGGAAAAAGCATTATCATACAGCCGGAAGTAAAGTTTGGCGGTGGCACGATAAAATGGTTTGACGACAAGCAGTTAGTGAAAAATAAAGGAGAGGAGACATGTTAAAAAGAGAATATAAAAGAAGAGAACCGACAAATCAGGAAAGAATATTTTTGAAGTCGAGAGGACTTATACCGGACAGCTGGCTAATAATTTACGAAAATAAAAGTGAATTAGTGGTTGTTAGCAGAAGGAGATCATACCGAAAAGTATTAAAAAAACCAAGAAAGAACCGGTAAAAAAATAAATATCAAAGAACAATGATTAAATGAATAAAAATATAATAATGTTGCATGAATACGATAATATGTTGTGTTTTTATGAACTGATATATGGTATAATGTTGTAAGAAACTTATGTGTCACGCATAGGGAGGTCTTTAAAATGAGTAGAGAGGAAACGATAGAGATATGCACACGCATAGACGATTACCTGGGCGATAAAATAGCAGAATCAATTTTAAATAATATCTCATATGACAAAATGGAAGCGCACTATGGGATTATGCCGATTTCACGCACGCATTTTTACAGAAAAAAGAAAATGGCATTAAGGATGCTCAACAGCCGGAGCTTGTACGAAGAAGAAAGCAACGGACAGCTACGCATAATGCTTTGATTCACGCATAGACACACGCATATTATTTAAAATGCACGCATAACGCACGCATGGAACGCATAGACAATTTATTTTCACGCATAGGATAAAAATACCACGCACGCATAAAAATGGCTGTATTGAAAAAATATGCAAGGCAGATGCTGGATATAAAAATAAAAATCCGTACACAAAAAAAGCCGCCGGCAGTGATCCGGCGGTAATCCTCTGCGGCGGTTGTCTAATTTTTTAAGATCTGACGTGCTGTATTAAATACATAAAGCCTATTGTAGCTGTGATGTTTAAAATCTCCATTATTAGCGATCGTCCGCCCGGTGTTTTCATATTTCAATGATAAAACAATGAGATATTTTTCTAACAATTCATCCGGACATTTTAAGCATTCTATAGCGTTTTCAATCTCGCTTTTTTTACTATTCCAGTAAATGCCGTCGATATGCACTCGCTTTTCTTCTTCTAGTTCTTTAAATTCTTTCATAAGTTCTGCTTTCGTCATAAAATCAACCATCCTTTCGTTTATGCCCTGTCTCATCGGTGCAGGTGGGGCAGTTCCTGCAGACCGCCGGGCGGCGGTTTCGACTTAGCTGTAAAGCATTTCTTGCATGATCCGGTGACGTTCTGTTTCGGATTTCTTCCGGTGCATTTCTCTAAAATCCTTTTCAGCTTTCATCTGCGCTTCTTTCTTGGTATATCCTCGACCTCTCCAAAGGTCATATAATTGCTCTATTGTCCAGTCCTTCATATTTTCCCTTTCTGGTCTGCCATCATCAGCACCGGGCGACCGTTCCACGGTGGACGCTCCAGCCGGAGCGTTTCGGCTCATAATACTGATAATTCAATCGCTTCGATCTCGTCCCAAGTAAAACCGATCCTGTGCATATCGAGTGATGCATCACTCATAACCGCTGACGCTTCCATTGTCATGTCACGATTAAAGAGTTCACAGAAAATTTTATAAGCATTAACAGCACCCTCATAAGTGAATACTTGTAAATTTCCAATTTTCGCTCCATATGTTCCATTGATTTTAATAGCTCCAGTCATATTCAAATCCTCACTTTCTTTTTTTAACTTGTTTCCTGTTCCTTTGTTAATATTATAATACACTAAAAACAGTGTAAAATCAATATACAAATACACCAAAATAAGTGCAAAATATCAGCGATAATTGTGTATTTTTTTGGTGTAAAATTAATTGAAATAAAAATGTCTCAGGTATATAATAAATACGAAAGAGAGGTGTGCAGATGCTTAAATATAAAATTGATGTATTAGAAACGCTGAAAGAATGCGGATATAACACGACACGGCTAAGAAAAGAGCAGATCGTAGGAGAAAGCGCAATCCAATCATTGCGAAAAGGCGAAATGGTAGGAATAAAAACACTCGAAAAGATATGCGATATATTGGATATGCAGCCGGGAAACATAATTAAATATGTAGAAGATACAGAAAAATAAAATACTTTAAAAATAATGCAAAAAGGTATTGACATTACACTAAAAATGGTGTATTATAATATCAGAAACAAGGAAAACACAACACACGGAGGAAAAGAAAATGGAAGAATTAAGAAAATGTTACAAAAAGTTTGATGAACTCATGAAGGAAATTGAAAACAGACACGACACAGACATCATGGATTTTATTAATCTTGATGACGAAGTGAAAGCCGAGTACATGGGAGACTGGAAAGAAAAAGACGTGCAGGGTTGGGAGTATCTGGTAAATAGAGCCAGCACAATCCGAAAAGCGTACAGGATCGTTGCGGAAGAATTACACACCGGAGAATTTTTACCGGAAATTGACCAGTAAAAACCTAGAGCATTAATTAAAAAAGGAGATAAAAAAATGAGTAGAACAGAGCTTTTTAACAAATGGTTAGAGGAAAATTATGGAGAATTGAGAAAATTCCCATTACAGAAATTAACAGTAGAATCTGAAAACGGCGATGTTGAAAATTACGATAAAATCAGAATCATCGGAAATGCAGAGTGCTGGGATGGAGATGAGTTTTATCAGTACATGGTGACTGATGATAAAATTTATAAGGTTTATTATAATGTGCAGCCGGATCAGGAACTCGACATGATCGATTACACAAAGTCTTATAAAACCGAAGATGTTACAGAAGATATACTTTATTTTTTAGAGGATTAAAAAATGCCAGGGAAATGCGTGGTTTGCGGAAAAGAAAAAGGACGAAATAAATTATACTGCTCGGTAAAATGCCGAGCAGAAGCACAAAGAAACATGAGAAAATGTGTAATTTGCGGAAAAGAATTTTACTCTGCGCCATCAGGAACAGAAAGAACATGCAGTAGAGAGTGTTCCGCGAAGCTTCGGCATTTTTACGGAATGAGTGAGCAGAATAAAGAAGTTTTAAAAAAAGCACATGCCGGATATGAAGAATCGCCGAACACAGGCAGAAAAGACACAAATGCAAATGCGAAAAGCTGGGTGATCCAGTCGCCAGGAGGTGATGTTTACAGAATTAACAATTTAAAAAAATGGGCAATTGACAATGAGGATATCATAAGCCCAATTAAACCGGATCTTTTTTCTAGCGGAATAAGAGACATTAAAAGATATTTGCTCGGAAAGCATAAAAGTGGGAGTGCTCAGTATAAGGGATGGCGTTTATTAGAATGGAGCGAAGAAAATAAGGCGCGAGAAGGATTTCCGGAGAGAAAAAAGAGAAAACCGAGAAAACAGAAAATGTCAGAAGAGGAGAGGCTGAAAAGAAAACGAGAAAGAGAAAAACGAAGAAACGAGAAAAAACGGCTTGAAATATAGCCGCTTTTTTTATGCCTAAAAATGGAACAAAAACAGTTAAAAAATATCTTATAATAAAATTATAAGTAAAATGATGGGAGGTGTGCGCCTTGGCAAATTTAAAAGGAAAAGTTAAAAAGCTTCAGACTGCGATTGTCCAGCGTGGATTGATTATAAAAATAAATCAGAATCAATTCTATAGTGAAGATCAGAAGCGCATGATCACAATGTACAGAATCCTCACACCAGTGTACACCTTTAAGAAAAATAGACAAGAATGGAAAATGGAAGATTTTGAGATTCTCAAAACAGCATCTATCACAGATGTTATTTTCTGTTTGATTGATATTTATAAGGCGGTGAGTGGATGAAGGGAAAACTCACACAGAAACGGAAAGCATTTGCAGACGAGTATATAAAAAATGGCGGGAATGCTACTCAAGCTGCGATATCCGCCGAATATTCTTCTAAGACAGCTTATTCTCAGGGACAACGTCTGCTGAAAAATGTTGAGGTTTTAGCATATATAGAAAAGCAGATGCAGCGTATCGAGAAAGAACAGCATCGAGATATCATGTCGCTAGCAGAGATACAGGAGCGCAGAAGTAAAATAGCGAAGGGCGAAGTCGTGGACGGTCTTGGATTCGCCCCGGACTTTTCCGATCAGCTTAAGGCAATGGACGGACTGGAGAAAGCTTTGACGATTGCGGAAAAGCAGAAGATCGAGCGAGAGGAAAAGGAAAAGCGAGAGAAGGCGGCACTCTGGACGATCCCAATCACAGACATAACGAGCGATTTTGTTGAAATTTACAGAACAGTACATGAAGCCTTTGCCGGAGAGATAGACATACACGAGATCATATCGAAGGGTGGGCGTGGTTCTATTAAGTCCAATTTTTGGGGGAATCTTGCATATGAAACAATCAGACAAGATCCGCAGTCTCATGTCGTATACACCAGAAGATTTAAAGTCGACCTCAGAAGCTCTGTATATAATCAGTTTATGAAAACAGTAATAAGATATCATGACCTTGAAAATTGGGATTTTAAACAATCTCCAATGTGTGCGGTTTATAAACCAACCGGACAAATGGTCATGTTTGCCGGAGCAGATAAGCCGATCAGCTTGAAATCGTTTAACGTGCCATTCGGATATGTGAAGCTTTTAATTCATGAAGAATGCGACGAGATGGCAGGAGTTGAGCAGATGGATAACATAGAGGATACGTTCCTGCGAGCAGATACACCGGCGCTTGACATAAAAATCTTCAATCCTCCGAAGTCAAAAAATAACTTTATGAATGAGTACACTGAAGAATGTAAAAATAAGCCACAGACACGGATCTGTCACAGCTATTATTATAATGTCCCAGTGAAATGGTTAGGAAAACGATTCTTCGAGCGTGCGGAATGGTTCAGGATTCATAAACCATTATATTATAAAAATAATTATCTCGGAGAAGTCACTGGAACGGGAGGCGGAATCTTTGATAATTTAGAAATACGAAAAATATCGGATGAAGAGTTAATGACATTCGATACAGTAAACCACGGCTTGGACTTCGGATATACTCACCCACAGGTTTTTAGCCAAAACTATTACGATTACGAGACGGATACTCTTTATATTTTTGGAGAAGTGTATTCTAAAAAATGTAAAAATTCTACCTTTGCCAGAAAGATAAAGAAGTTTATGAATGTAGAAATTATATGCGATTCTGCCAGACCGGACGGAATAGCAGAAATGCAGGACTGGGGATTCAATGCGATCGGGGCAAAGAAAAGATGGGGAAGCGGAAAAGGCAGGGATTACTGCTGGGAGTGGTTGCAGCGATGTAATAAGATCGTGATTGATCCGGAGCGCTGCCCGAATACAGAAAAAGAGTTTGTAAAAGCAGAACATGAGCAGCTTCCAGATGGTTCATTTTCGGATGCATACCCGACCTTAGAAGAAGACACGATCATGGCAAACATTTATGCATTGAACAGGATTATCATGACCAGCCGAAGGAATGACGGTCTTTATGATGATGAGGAAGAAGAAATTGAAGAATATGAAGACGATTAATGTGCTAGGAACAGAATATAAGATTATTATTGAAGAATTTAAAAACAGTGATACAGATGGATATTGTGATTATACAAACAAAGAGATACATTTACGGTCAGATAATGTGAATGAAGTAGGCGATTTTGAGTATTTGAAAAGAAAACAACTTCGACATGAGATAATACATGCATTTCTTGCCGAAAGTGGTTTGCAGTCGAATTTTCAACATTTTACAGAATTTGGACACGAAGAGACAATGGTTGACTGGATAGCGATTCAATGGCATAAAATAAATGAAGTTTTCAGACAACTTGAAATTTGAGGGATGTAGAATGAATTTTTTTGAAAAAATAAGGGAGACGATCATGAAGTTTTTTAGAACAGATGCTGAGAAAGAATTTAATGTCGAGTTTATTACTTCTCCGGAGATTGAAAACTCACAGCAGAGATGGAACGACATCATTAATGGTAGCCCTTTTTGGGTGGATCCGAAAAATAAAGACATCAGGACGATAAATTTCGCAAAATTCCTCTGCCAGTACACAGCAAAGAAAGCTTGCATGGATTTATCAGTGAGCATAACTGGTTCGGAAAGAGCGGATTTTATTAATAAGTGCATCAGGGCAATGGTTGACACTTCTATCAGAGACAAAGTCGAAGATATGCTCGGAGTTGGTGGTATAATTTTAAAACCAAACGGTTCAATGAAACCAGACAACATGATCGATTATATTATGCCGTGGGATTTCGCAATCACAGAAAAGACCAGCAACGGAGATATCAGAGGATGCATTTTTATTAATCGACTTTTAAAAGATAAAGTGTACTACTACCGGCTTGAATACCATCATTTCACGACTTCAAAAAATAAAGAGGACGAAGAGATGAACGTGTACGAGATCCAGAATAGAGCGTTCAAGTCAAACAGCAGTAACTCACTTGGAAAAAAGATAGAACTGCATGACGTTCCAGAGTGGTCTTCAATTGAGGAAGTCGTTCATATTATGAATGTAGAAATGCCACTGTTCGCCTATTTGAAAACCCCATTCAACAATACGATCGACTACTCATCTCCTGAAGGTGTTTCGATTTTCTCGAATGCACTTATGGAGCTTAGAGATCTCGATATAGCCTGGAGTAAAAAAGGAAATGAGGTTGAGGATTCACAGCACATTACTTTCATTGATGAGAATGCGCTGACAAAACAGGGAAAAGGTGGTACACGTGTCTCAACAGTGGAGCTTCCTCGGTTTGTTAAAGGATTGAAAATTGGGCTGGATTCAAAAAGCACGATTGATGAACACGTCCCGACCATGCTTACTTCTGACAGAATCACAGACATTAACAGCGTTCTTTCTATGATCTCGACAAAATGCGGATTCTCACAAGGGCAGTTTATCCTTGATAGAAAATCTGGAAGATTGACAGCAACACAGGTTGAGAGCGATGACAATGAGACGGTAGAAACGATTAACGATATTCGAAAATGCATAAAAACAGCGTTGAAAAATCTCATTTATGCAATTAACGTATTCTGTGACCTTTACGGAATACCTGCCGGCTATGTGGATGCACTGGATGATGATGTACCAGACGAAGATATATTCTATTTTAAAGATTTGCTTGCGAGCTTCGAACAGGACAGATCAAGAGCATATAATTTAATGATTCAAGGTATTTATTCTAAGCGTAAATACCTTAAAGAATATGAGGGATTTAATGATGATGAAGTAGATGCCATGTTTGCAGAGAGAGCGCAGGAAGATGCGGAAAGGAACAGCGGTGGTCTATTTGGAGAGGAGTAAAATAATTCAAGGGATACCGAAACTTTCTATAAATGGTATTTTAAAAGGTGGATATATTATCCCTGAACCTGAACCGCCGGAGATGGTTCAAGTAAAGCTTCAGAAAAAGACTGCGATAGAGACGATTAAGTTTTATTTAGAAAAGTGATAGAAATGGATGCGTTAATATGAAATATAGTAAAGTCATTGGAAGTTTTAATATTAAGCTTGACACTAAAAGAATGGATGACAATTTGAGAAATGCTCAGAATGTCCTTGATGAGCAGGTTGTAAATGACATGAGAAAATACACGCCTATGCAGCAGGGCAATCTGAGAAACAATACGCAGATAAAAGAACCCGGATTAATTACAGTAAATACACCATATGCGCATTATCAGTACGAAGGCGAACTTTATTTGACGGCAGACGGTAGATCATGGGCAAATCGTGGAGAAAAGAAGTATCCGACAGGAACAGAATTAAAATATCACACACCGGGAACAGGTAAACAATGGTTTGAAACTGCAAAAGAAAATCACGGTAAGCAGTGGATAGATCTTGTTAAAAGAGAGGTTGGAAAAGGATAATGCTTAGACCGGATTATTTTTACGGAAAAACTGATAAACTGGTTGAAATGTATCAAGATCTTGAAAATTGGATTATATCAGACATTGCAACACGATTGATAAAATCCGGTGAGTTGTCAGGAACTGCCGACCGAGAATTGTGGAAACTCCAACAGATGGGACTGCATAACACAGAGATTGTAAAAAGAATATCTGAAATGTCTGGAAAATCGAGAAATGAGGTTCGCAGATTATTAAGGGATAGTGTTATGACATCATTCTCAGATGATAAGGAAGTATTGACGCAGATATCAGCATCAGATATTATATCTCCGCTAAAAAATAATATGGCAATTCTGGCAATGAATGCAGAGTTAATAAAGACATCCGGTGAGCTTGATAATTTGACAAAAACAACCATTAACCAGACACAGAAGGACTTGCTCAATATGCTAAATGAGGTTGATCATAGAGTTGCATCTGGAATGCAGTCTTACAGCAGTGCAGTCTGCGAAGTTCTGGATAGATATGCAGAATCTGGTGTTATGGTAGAATACCCTGCCGGAACGAAGCGTTCTCTTGAGGCAGCAGTGAGGTGCTGCATCGTCACATCTATGAATCAGACCTCGGCACAAGTGACAAACATTTATATTGTGCAAAATAAAATAGAGTATGTTCTAGTATCAGCGCATCCGGGTGCCAGATATGATAAAAAGAATCCAACAGGGATTCCATCTCACGATCATTGGCAAGGCAAGGCATATAAAATAATCGGGAGCGAACCAGGATTTCCGAATCTTCTTGAAAGTACAGGGTATACCATAGACGTTGAAACCGGAAAAGGAACTGTTGTAAATCTCTTAGGACTTCACGGATATAATTGCAGACATTCACATGGTCCGTGGCGAAAAGGCATGGTAAATAAGTACCTTGATGAAAACGGAAATGTGAATATAAATGCAGATGAAAGTCAAAAACTTTATGATTTGCAGCAGAAGCAGAGATTACTTGAAAGAGAAATTCGCAAAACAAAGCGTGAAATTATGACCAAGAAACAGGAACTTGATATGATTGCAGAAACAGATGTAAAAGAGATCTTGCAACCTCAATATGATAAACTGGCATATAAACTGCGAATGCAGAATAAAAGGCTTCAATCATTCTGTAAGAATAACGATCTTCAATTGCAAGGCGATAGAACGAAGGCTTCTGGATTTAGTAAAAAACAGTCTGCGATTGCAAATGGACGAGCAACGGCTTATAAAAATAAAATCGAAAAAAATGGTACAACGAAAGTGGAATAATATGTTATTATAATAACGTGTTAACCATACATACTTGGTTATCCACCTTTCTTTAATTAATGCAGTGGAACTCAAGCGAGATAACAACTCACCGTCATAGCCGGAAACTCCCCCAAATGAGGTAAAGCAAATGAAAAACATTGTTACGTGCTTTACCAAAGAAGAAAAAGAGCATATAAAAGAATTGTGTGATTTCACACCGACAGAAGAAACGCTCTTTGATTTACGGAAGAAAGAAAAGTCGCTAGAAGAATGTGCAGAAATTATGCATATTTCGACTAAGACAGCAGGACGTATCAACGTCAAAATGCAACATAAAATTCTTAAGGTAACTGGACAACATTTCACATAACTTTCTCCTCATTAAAGGCATCCGTTAAGGGTGTCTTTTTTGTGTCCTTTTAATGAGGTTTTGCTGGGGTGGTTCAATTGTGTTGTTAATAATAAAATGAAGATAGAAAGAGAGGTTTATTATGTACGAGTATCAGAGATATAACCAGTATTCTTATCCTCAATATCAACAGCCACAGCAGATTCAACAGCAATTCCCACAACAGATCATTCCGCAACAAGCTGGACTTTGTGGAAGAATGGTTAATTCTGTTGAGGAAGTCACAGCGAATGACGTTCCTATGAATGCACCATTTGCCATTTTCCCGAAAGCAGATGGATCAGAAGTTTATATAAAATCGTGGAGTGCTAATGGGCTTATTCAGACAGTGACATATAAACCGCAGTTAGACGGAAAGCAGAACGAATTACCGAAAGAAGACACGGCAACATTGTTTGCCCCGATAATGGAGCGATTAGACCAGATAGAAGCTAAAATAACTCAGTCCCAAAGGACTACCAGAGCAAAGAAAGAGAGCGATTCTGAATGAATTTAATGCAGATGATCCAGTGCGGTGGAAACCCTAAGATGATATTAAGTCAAATGATGAGCAACTCTCAATTTTCAAATAATCCGATCATGAAAAATACATTCGACATGATGAACCGTGGAGACAGTAAAGGGCTGGAACAGCTTGCCAGAAATTTGTGCAAAGAAAAAGGTCTAAACCCGGAAGAAATCATGATCCAGTTTAAACATTGATACTATTCTTGCAAGATTATGTATAAATAAATTTTATTAGGAGGAACACATATGTTTAATTCATCTCCAAGTTTAGCGGACATTGCCGCCGTTACTGGTGGAAACCGTAATGATGGTGCATGGGGCGATGGTGGTTGGTGGGTTCTCATTATCCTTTTTGCCTTATTCGGTGGATGGGGCGGTTATGGATTCGGTGGTAATGGTGGTGGCGGTTATACCGCAACTGCGGCTACACAGGCTGATATCCAGAGAGGATTTGACAATTCAGCAGTCATAAGTAAGCTTGATGGCATTACAAATGGTCTTTGTGATGGCTTTTATGCAGTAAACAACGGAATGCTGACAGGATTTAACACCATTCAGCAGGCAATTAATGCGGACACAGTAGCAGGAATGCAGAATGCAAATGCTATTCAGTCTCAGCTTGCAAATTGTTGCTGCGAAACTCGTGAAGCTATCCAGGGTGTAAACTTCAACATGGCGCAGAACACTTGCGCATTACAGAACACCATGAACAACAACACGAGAGATATTATTGACAGCCAGAATGCCGGAACAAGAGCGATACTTGACTACTTATGCCAGGATAAGATCGCAACGTTGCAGGCAGAAAATAATGATTTGAGACTTGCAGCATCACAGGATAGACAGAACGCACTTCTGACTACCGCTATGACAGCACAGACAAATCATATTATCAACGCTGTTAATCCATCACCAATCCCAGCATACCAGGTGCCAAACCCGAACACATACATTCCGTATGGATGCGGTTGTAACAATGGATGCGGATGTTAGACAACTGAATAATTAAAGTATCTTAATCGACAAGATTATGTCTGCATAGCAGTATTACTTAAACACAAAGGGCAGACTTCAATGTTTGCCCTTATATTTTTGAAAGAGAGGAAAATATTATGTCAGAATTTACAGCCAATGCTTTACAGACTGTCCTGCAAGGAGAAGATGTCGCATTTACTGAGACACCGGTTTGCGGAACAAAATGTATCGTTCACAGACAGGGAAGCGGAGTAGTTAAATTAAGAGGAATCACAAACCAGTGCAAAGCCAGATTTCTTGTATCTTATAGCGGAAATATCCAGATCCCAACCGGTGGAACGGTGGAAGCTATTTCTCTTGCAATCGCAATTGACGGAGAGCCTTTACAGTCTACAAGAATGATCGTGACACCTGCGGCAGTAGAAAACCTATTCAATGTATCAGCACAGGTTTATGTAGATGTTCCTTGTGGATGCTGCAGCGCAATAGCGGTTCAGAATACATCTGGACAGACTATCGAGGTTCAGAACAGTAATTTGATCGTAGTAAGGGAGGCCTAGTATATGCATATTGAAAGAATCCATAAAATGCTTGAATGCCTTGCTGAAAAATCCTTATGTGAGATTGAAAAAGGGATTGAGAATGTCAATACAGAAGAAATGGGAGAAGTAATCGACATGATAAAGGATCTGTCAGAAGCAGAGTATTATGCCACAATTACTAAGGCAATGAACGAAGCGGACGAAGCAGATATCATGGAGAAGCTTTTAGAGTATTGGGATGACCGAAGATATTACGATCAGTATCGTTATGCTAATGGAAGATTCGCACCTAAGGGCAGAGGAAAACGAAGAGGATATGATGAGCCACCATATTATCACATGTACCCGGATGATTACGAAGATACAGAGCACAAGAGAGACATGGATAAGAAAGACCTGAAAAGGATGTATACAGATACCGGAATGATGGGAGATAGATCATATCAGAGGGATTCCAGAGAGGGAAAAGCCGGTATTTCCAGACGTACTTATATGGAGACCAGAGAAAACCATCATGGCAATTCAGAGGAAGATAAAAAAGAGCGTGCAAAAGCAAGAAAAGATTATTTGCGAGATATGCAGATGGATATTACTGAAATGACATCAGATGCAGCTCCGGAAGAAAAGCAGATGTGGAGAAATGAATTACAGATGATGTTACAGAAAATCTAAGAGGTGAGCGCAGTGTTTAAAATTAATGATATTGAATGGAATATTTTATATGTAAATCCTAATAGTGAATGCTTAATGCGTTCAGACGGAACAATTACACTTGGTGTTACAGATTGGAGCACACGAAAGGTTTATTTGTCAAATGCATTAAGCGGAAGTCTTTTAGAGAGAGTTCTATCTCATGAGTTGGTACACTGCGCTTCATTTTCATATGACTGCCAAATTCCAATAGATGTAGAGGAAATCATAGCGGATTTTCTGTCTCTTTATGGAAAAGAAGTCGTTAGCATAGCAGATGATATTTTGAATGGGGTAATTGAAAATGGATGTTATAAAGCAGTATGAGGACTATATAGGACTTAAAAAAGAATACATTAAAAATCCTACATTGGAAAATAAAAATGCAATGATAGCCAAATTAGAAGAGTACGGAAAGTATATATACGACCAGTGCAACAGATTAAAAAAGGATTGCATTGTGGAAGAAGAAAAAGAAGTACTTAAAAGGTATTTTGGTGGGAAATAGCAAAAAGGGGTGGAGTAATCTGCCCTTTTTAAAATGGTACAAAAAGTTGTTTAAAATAGGTTAAAATATATATTGAAAAGAATATTAAAAGTACCGGACAGAAAAATGGATTCTGTTCGCTAACCTAGAATAGTTATGGGATGATGCATGGCACGTCCTATTTTGGGCGTGCTTTTTTATTTTTGGGAATTAATTCAGTGGAAGAAGACACGGCTTATATCCGGGTTGTCGAGGGTTCGATTCCTTCATTCCCAATTGCCAGCTATGGAGTAAATAGCAACTCATTCGTGCCGGACTGACCGGAGTAACAACTTGGAAAGAAAGAGGTAGAAACATGGTAAACGTAGCAAACGAATTAAAGAAACTCGGAATTGAAGTTTCAGACGAACAGAAAGAATCCCTTAAAAAGAGTATGGGCGAAGAGCTTTATTCCAAGAAAGAAATGGAAGACAAGGTCAATAAGGCTTCATCAGAATCCGAACAGTGGAAAACCAGGGCAGAATCAGCAGAGAGAATGCTTGAAGGGTTGGATGGAAAAAGTCCGGAAGACATTTTAAGAGAGCGTGATGACTGGAAGAGACAGGCAGAGGATTCCAAAAAAGATTACGAAGCCAAAATCGCAGAGCATGAGAAGAATGAGCTTTTGAAAGAAGCATTTGCGGAAATCGAGTTTACTTCTGAATCTGCAAAGAAAGCCATTATGGAAGACATTTCCAAAGGCGTAAGCGTGAGAAATGGAAAGCTGATAGGGTTCAGTGATCTTATTGAAGAAGCTAAAAAGACAGATGCAAATGCATTTGTAAATAAGCAGAATCCGCCGGCGCATTTTACAAAACCGAATGAAAATGATCCCGGTGGTGATAAGCATGCAACAAGAGAGAGCATTTTATCTATCAAAGATAGATCAGAACGTCAGAAAGCAATTGCCGAAAACATTTCTTTATTCCAACAGTAAAGGAGTTTTATATGAACAAAAACAGATTAACGATGAACACAAATTTGCAGTTCTTTGCAGCAAACGCAGGACTGATTACAACAGGAGACATTGATGTAACGGCAAGGGAAATTGATTTTGTTACATCTTTTGAAAGAAACTGGGAAGCTTTAAGAGAAATCCTTGGAATTTCTAGAGCAATTAGAAAACAGCCAGGAACTGTTCTTAAAAGCAAATATGTAGAAGGAACGTTGGCGAGTGAAACTGTAGCAGAAGGTGATGTGATTCCAAGAACACATTACACGGTAAAAGAGAAACCTTATTCAGAGATTACTCTTGGAAAATATGCAAAAGAAGTTTCTATCGAAGCTATCGAGGATCATGGATATGAAGTAGCTTGTGAAATGACAGACGAAGAGTTCCAGACAGACCTGCAGGATGGAATTACAACAAAATTCTACAACTATCTGAAAACTGGTACACTTACAAACACTGCAAAAACATTTCAGATGGCGGTAGCTAAATCTATTGGATCTGTCAAGAATAAGTTCAAGTCAATGCACAGAACTGCTACAGGAGTTGCAGTTTTTGTAAATATTATGGATTTCTATGATTATCTTGGAGATTCAAACATTACTTTGCAGACAGCCTTCGGACTTAACTATATCAAGGGATTCCTCGGAGCAGACGTTATGTTCCTTTGCTCTGACAACGAAATCCCAGCTGGAAAAGTTCTGGCAACAGCTGTAAACAACATTGTTGCTTATTATGTAGATCCATCTGACGCAGATTTTAAGAAGGCCGGTCTTTCTTACACAGTTAGCGGAGAAACAAACCTTATCGGATTTAAGGTAAAAGGCGATTACGATTGCGCAACCAGCGTAACTTATGCAATGTTAGGATTTGTACTTTTCGCAGAGTACATTGACGCAGTAGCTAACGTTTCAATCACACCGGGGGAATAGATCCCACTACACAGGCGGTAAATGCTAGTGGGGAACTCACGGAAGAATACTTAAATTCTCTTACAGTTGCAGAAATTAAAGCACTGGCAGAGAGTAAAGGGTATTCACTGACCGCAACAAAGAAAGCTGATATTATCAGCGAAATCTTATCAAAGCAATAAGGAGTGTGGAGCAATGTCATATGTAGATTTTGAATATTACCAAACTAAATATGGTGGAAGTTTGTTCGAAAGCAAAGAAGACTTTGCTCCATATGAAAGAAAAGCAGAAAGAAGAATCAATGCGATCACATCAAACAGGATTTTGTTTTATTCTCAGCCAGAATCAGAAGATGCATGGTGGGATAATATCAAAGATTGCACCTGCGAAATAGCTGAATTGCTAAAGAATTTATCTGAGTACTCTGCGGCAGTTAATAACTTTGGTGTTATTGCAAATGCGGACGGAACTGTAAAAGGGAAAATGATTAAGAGCATGACTTCTGGAAGTGAATCAGTATCTTATGATGCCGGAGCATCTTCTTCGACATTGGTAGAGCTTGCAAAATCAGAAATGGCACTTAATCGTAAATGCTACGATATTGCATCAAATTACCTAACCGGAATGGTTGATTCAAGGCATGAAAACCTTTTGTATATGGGAGTTTAGCTTATGGGAATCGGATATAAAGATGCCGTGGTTTTATATAACAGGCATTACAACGACACTTTAGAAACTGAATATTATTTCGGTACTCTATTTGAAAATGTAAGAATCGAGCTTACACAGGCAGAGAACATAAACAAATCTGGAATGAAAGATGCAGATAGTTTTCTTGTAAAAATCCCGAATGATGGCACATTGAATTATGCTAATCCACCAGACTGGGAGAACATGAGCGAAGAAGAAAAGCTAAAGCATTTCACTTTAAGAAGTAATGATTTTGACTTCGTAGTGATTGCAAAAAAAGATGAACTTCTCATTGATAGGGAATTGCCGGTTGGATTAATTAATTCAGACGATTATCCGGGTAAATTCTTCCAGTACATGGTAAATGAAAAAGGGAATTGCTACAAAGTGAATACTATCGGTGTTTACAGCCTTATACCAAGGTTTGAGATTGGAGGTAAATGATTTGGATGAAAAGACAAAAATAATGCTTGTATCAGATGCAGAAACTGCTCAAAGAGCTATCCTTGATATGATAAATAGTTATCCGAATTTCCCATCAGGGTTCAAACCATCAAATTCAACAATCTTATGGAACAGCATAAAAGATACTCAGTCTATTGGAGTTTTTCCGGCGCAGGATCCTGTTTATTTGAAAAAATATGTCAGCGGTTCTTATGTCGGACAAATGACGTTCCAGATCGTATACAAAAGCAATCCAACAACAAACAAGGATAATATTGCAGCAAGCAATCTGCTTGAAAATATTGCAAAGTTCCTTGAAAGTGGAGAATTTACATTAAAAGATAAAAATTTTGTTGCAGAACAAATCAACCGCACATCAGATGTATTTTGCGGTACAGCAGATGGGAAAACAACAGAATTAGCAATTAATATGCAGCTTAAATATTTTTATAAAAAATAGGAGGAATACTCATGGCAAAAGACAGAACTAACATGATCTCACTTTTGGATATTGGAAGCCTTATGGGTGGATCAACTGAAAAGCTTGTTGAAATGGGTGACGGTTTCACAGAGCTTACAGAAGACTGGGGACCTAACACAGAAAGCACACAGTACGTAAACATGAAAAATGCAAGCAACTCTGTAAAAGGGTATGCATTTTCAATGTCTCCAGAAAGAGAACATTTGTCAGATGAAATGCAGAAAGTGTTTAATAATATTTTTAAAAATCTTCCAACAGGAGATCAGTGCGAGACATATTATTATCGCTACTATAAAGTTGATATTACAAGCGGATCCGGAGATTGTATCCGTGTTCCGGTAACTGTATGTGCATCAAGCACTGGTGGATCAGGTGGTGATATTTTAAAGTCTACAATCCAGATTAATGGAAATGGAGATGTAGAACAGGGAACAATCACTATTGCTGGTGATGGATCGTTCACATGGGCGCCTAAAGTAAGCGCTTTGGCTTTGGATGAAGATTACCCAATTGCATAGGTGTTAATTAAAAATTAGCATATGTGGGATGCCTACCTTTCCTTGGTGTCCCACATTAGGAAAGGATGTTAATTATGGAAGAAATTAAATTAAGCAGTGGTATAAAAAAAATTGCAATAAAAGACGAAGACGGAGATCTTATTACAGTTATAACAGTAGATACAGCGAATGCAGACACAGCTAAGAAGTTTGCAGGTGTAATTGATAAATTAAATAATATATCTCAAAACTGTGAAAAAGAAGCCGCCGAATGGAGAAATAACCACAAAGACGATATGAATGTGGATGATATTAATGTGGATGCAGCATTAGAACTGAACAGCATTCGTGTAAAATATCTTAAGCAGATTACGGAAAGTATAGATGGGTTGTTTGGCGAAGATGCCATGAAACAGATTTACGGAGATATTGTCCCGGATGAACTTGCAATTGTGGAGTTTGTAGAGCAGGTTATCCCTGTTATGAATAAGCTTTTCAATAAACGTTTTGAACAGGTGCAGAACAGATACAATGTAAAAAGACGTGGGGCAAAATAATGAACAATGTCATGCTGGACAATTTGCCTACTGAATGGAACGGATACAAAGTAAATACCGATTTCCGCATAGGTATGCAGATTTATATTTTGCAATATGACAAAGAAATGAATGAGTACGAGAAAACAACTACTATTCTTTATCTTATGTTCTCTGATGAATACGGAGAACTTAGAGACCATCCACAGTACCATGAGTTGAATGAATGTATTTCCTGGTATTTAAACGGATGGTATCACGACAATACCGGTAGCAGCAAAAATACAAAGCGTTTTATTGACTATGATGTAGATCAATGGAGAATATACGCAGATTTCTTGCAGATATACGGAATTGATTTGTCAGTAGCAGATATGCACTGGTGGAAATTTAATGGCTTGATCTGGAATATGCCAAGAAGATTATCTTCTCTCATGGAGGTAATTGAGATTCGACAGAAGAAAATTGAAAAGAACATGAGTTCCAAGGAAAAAGATGCAATCAAAAACGCACAAAATAAATATGCTCTGGAACAGCCAGAAAAAGAGTATACCAGCGAAGAAAAAGAAAAGATAGACGATTACGATCGCATGATGGAAGAAATAAGAAAGCAGAAAGAAACAGAACAGGAAGCATTGAAACAGTTTAAGAAATGAGGACTTTAGCATGGCTGAATATGATGGCGAAATCAGAATAAAAACGTTGATTGAAAATGGAGAAGCATCAAGTAAGCTCATGCAGATGGAATCACGGTTTCAGAAGCTCGCAACAGAAGCTGATAAGTTTTCCAAGACACTGAAAGATCTGGCAAGTCAGAAGATTCCAACAGAGGAATATAAGGCTGTGCAGATGCAGATAGAAAAAGATACTGCTTCTCTTGGTAAACTTACTGACAGAATGGATAAATTCTTAGAAACAGGTGGAAGCAGTGAAAGCACAACCTTTAAAAGAATGCAATACGACGTTGAGAAATTAACAAACTCAATTAAATATGCAAAAGGCGAGCTTGAAGAAATGGAATCTTTAGGAACTGCTTTTATAGATCCTACAACTACAGAGGAATATAGCAAAGTATCTGAAAAGCTTCTTGATGTACAGAGCAAACAGGAAGTCCTTAATCAGAAGATGAGAGAAACAGTTGCCAATGAGAAATCTATTGGTGCTGGTGCAAAAGACATTGAAAAAGTAGGAAAATCAGCAAAAAAATCCTCTGGCTTAATATCTGACATGGCGAAACGAATAAAGCAGACCGTAGTTAGTTTTGCAATATTCGGTGCGGTTATGAAAGTATCTCAGACCATATCCAAGGCATTTACAGAAGGTATACAGAACATGGCGAAGTATTCTTCTGAATTTAACGGAAAAATGTCTGAAATGGCAAGTGCTACGGCTACATTGAAAAATTCTATTGGAGCATTGACAGCGCCTATCATATCTGCATTGACACCAGCAATCGTAACTTTATGCACATGGCTTACAAATGCCATTAATGCCATGAATAGATTTATTGCGGCTATAAGCGGAAAAAGCACTTGGACAAAGGCAAAGAAGCAGCAGGTTGACTATGCGGCATCTCTTGATAAAACAGCCGGTTCTGCCAAAAAAGCAGCTGGAGCATTGGCGGCTTTTGATGACTTGAATGTATTGCAGAAAAATGATTCTGGAAGCGGTAGTGGTGGATCTGGCAGTGGCGGATCTGATTTATATGAAGAAGTTCCTACTGGAAAAGAATTATCAGATAAAATCCAGCCATTTATAGATTATTTAAAAAAATTAAAAGATTCTATAAAAAATGGATGGGATGAAACCTGGAGCAATTTAGATGTTTCTTTACAATTTGATAATATTAAATCCAGTATAGAAAGCATAAAGAATTCATTTTTAAATATTTTTTCAGATAGTGAAGTTTCTGCATCTGTTAATAATTTTGCGATGACTTTTTCAAGGTCACTTGGAAGCCTTTCGGCATCTGTAGTAAGCATAGGTGCTACCATAGCAGAAAATCTTCTTGGTGGGATATCTATTTATCTTGAAAGTAATTCTGAAAATATAAAAAATTATATTATCGACATGTTTGATATAGCATCTGATATTTCAGTGTTGGCATCACAGGGGGCAGATGCATTCGCAAATGTATTTTCAGTATTCGGAGATGAAAATGGACAGCAGATCACAGCAAACTTGATTCAGATTTTTTCGGATGCATTCATGATGGTTACGGAGAATGCGGCAAAATTTTCAAGAGATGTCATTGACTGTATCGTGACACCTTTTGTAGAGAATCAGGATGCTTTAAAAGATGCGCTGGATGGACTTCTTGTTGTGATTTCTGATTTGACAACGACTATATCAGACGGCGTGCAGCATGTGACCGATAAAATCACAGAATTGTACGATGAACATATTCATCCGTTTATCATGAATGTAAAAAATGGAATGTCAGAATTAATAGCAAAATTTCTTGAATTTTGGAACACTTATGTGCAGCCTATTTTAGAGAATCTGGCGTTGATGTTTGAGGATACCTATGAAAATCATTTAAAGCCTGTGTTTGATAATATTATCGAAATAATAGGCATTGTGATAGACATACTGAACGATTTATGGACAAATATTTTACAACCAATTATCGAATGGATAATTGAAAATGTGCTTCCGGTAATTCTGCCGATTATTGAAAACCTGAGTCAGAATATAAAAGACAGCGTCGATTTTATTTTAGATCTGATCAATTTTTTATTGGCAGGGGTAAAACTTGTATTTGCCGCAATTCATGCATTACTTACGAAAGACACAGATAAAGCATTACGCCAGACAGAAAAATCGGTAAAAGATTTTGTGAATAGTGTTATCCAGATGTTTGAAAATATGGTGAACCATGTCATTAATGGCATCAATTCATTGATTTCTGGCTTTAATAGCATAGGTTTTGACATGCCTGATTGGCTGGGTGGTGGCTCTTGGCATCCGAGCATACCTACAATTCCTACTGTAAATCTGCCACGACTTGCCAATGGCGGCATCACAACCGGAAGGACACTTGCAGAGATCGGAGAAGCTGGCAGAGAAGCTGTTCTGCCAATTGAAAATAACACCGGATGGATGGACGACCTCGCATCGAAGCTTGCAAGCAAAATGCCGGACTACAGCGTTGCTAAGACAGTAGTACTGGCGGTGGATGGTAAAGAGTTCGCAAGAATCAATCTGCCGTATTTACAGGACGAAGAAATAAGACTTGGGATAGCGGAGGGATAATATGGTACATAAGTATACGCAAGGACTTATCATTGATGGAATTACATATAATATCCCTCTGGTGTCTATCCAGAGGACACTGGACTTTCTGGAAAAGTATGCAGAGAGGACAGAGGATGGAGACATTAAAATCGAGAGCATCGGACTGTATAAGAATTATACAATTTCCATCGGAACGATCGATGATGTAGAAATGTATGACAGGCTGATAGATCATATCACAGATTGCGAGAACAGATTCCATCATGTATCACTACCGGATGCCAGTAAGCAATTTGATTTTTATGGGTATTTTTCCTCTATTAAAGACGAAGTGGAAAAGGTACTGGACAGCGGAGCAAAGTATAAAGGCTTGTCTTGGAAAATGACGAGCAAGAAACCAGCAAGGACACCGTAAGGGGGCATTTATGAGAACATATTGCAGGGCAGAAATGAAATTTATAGATGTTACCGCACTTGCGGATGCTGCGGTCACGACAAATGATAACCAGGGCATAGGTTCAGTTGGACTATTTGCAGATCAGACGGAACAGTCCGATTATGGAACTTTTGAACTGAATCAATTTATACTTGATGGAAGTAAAAGCTTATTGCCGGAAAATCCAAACGATATTGCATTCTGGAGTGCTGCATTATCAAAGGATGGCTGCACGTTTGAAACGAATCCCAAAATCACGATCACATTTAAGGAGCAGCATACATCCGCAGCGATCACACTTTATTTTGAAGATGAACCACCAGCAGAGCTGAAAATCACATGGTATACAATCGCCGGTACAAAATTAATCACAGAGACCTTTTACCCGAACAGCCTTATTTATGTTTGCAATACACAGGCGCAGAATTACGGAAAAATTGAGATTGAATTTGTAAAGACAACTTTTCCACAGAGATATATTAAGCTTCAGTATATTTTATACGGAAAATATATCGTATGGGATAAGGATATGATCCAGACAGCCAAGGTGCAGGAGGACATTGATGTGACTTCTGCAACCTTGTCTATCAACGAAGCGGATATTTCGATTGTTGATATGAATAATGATTTTGACGCAGAAAACGAAAACGGAGCATGGAAGAGTGTACAGAAAACGCAGGAAGTTACATTGTCAGAGTATAAAGACGGAAACATGATTCCTATGGGAGCATTCTTCATCGACGATTTTTCTTTTTCAAAGAATATTGCAAAATTTAAGTTGATTGATGTAGTTGGGTTATTAGATAAGTATACATTTTATGACGGACAGGTATATAACAATGTCCGTGCAGAAGTGATACTGAATGCGATATTTGCCACTGCCGGTATCAAAAAATATACGATTGATGAAGAAGTCGGCAACATACTTTTAAGTGGCTATTTAGCCATCCAGACGTGCCGTAAGGCATTGCAACAGGTATGCTTTGCGTGTGGTGCGGTAGCGGATGACAGCCGGAGCGATACCATCAAGGTTTATAAGCCAGACAGATATGTGAAATCCACTGTCGGGACGGATCGCAAATTTAATGGAAATACGAAAGTATCTCTTGAAAAATATATCTCTGGTGTGAATATTGAGATGAAAAACTATGCATTGGAAGAAAAGACATCTGATATTTATAAGAAAACATTGCCAGCCGGAGATACAAAGATCACTTTTTCGAGCCCATATCTTCCATCGTCCATCACGGCAAGTGCCGGTACGCTGAAAGAAGTAAAAACGAATTATCTCATCATTAACATGCCGGATGCCAGACAGTGCCAGATCACAGGTATTAAATATGCAAATACCACTTTTTCTTATGAGAAACGTGTGGATAAAATTGAAGCCGGGGAAACAGAAAATATAAAGAAATACAGTGGATGTACCATTTATAATGCTGATATATTACCCGATATCGCCGCTTATCTTTTGGATTATCATGCCTTGAGAAAAAAAGTGGGAATGAAGTACCTGGTTAACTTAGAGCAGGTAGGAAATTGGGCGAATATAAATTCGATTGGTGGCAAGACATCGACAACATTGATTGAAAGCCAGACGCTTGATTTGACCGGTGGATTTATCGCAACGGCAACGTGCATGGGGTACTCAATTGTCGTTACTGAGGATGTATTTGCCGGAACTGAATTATATACGGGAGGAGATGTGATTATCTAATGGAAATGAGACCAATTATATACAGTGCAAAATTATCCAGTCAGAAAGTCACAACAAAAACCAAAGTAACAATAACGGTTGTGGCAGATGATGTAGAGACATATTACACAGAAACAAAATATACCAGATCCAGCAATCATGAACTTGTAGCTGGACAGGAGATAGGAGTGATTTAATGGCAATTGTAAAAGTAAGGGTACAGGTTGATGGAGTGTGGACGAATCTCACATTTAGTAATGGAAAATGGGTTGGAACGATCACAGCCCCTGCAAACACATCATACAATCTGTCCAATAAGTATTATCCGATTAAAATTGAGATTACCAATGATGCGGGAACTGTAGTGGCGAAAGATGCTACAGATGCCACTCTGGGAGAAGCATTGAGACTGGTTGTAAAAGAAACGATGAAGCCTGCGATCACACTAGTATCTCCATCAAAAGGTGCATATGTGACAAACAATAAACAGCCGATCACATTTAAAGTCGTGGATGAAGCCGGTGGATCAGGAGTTAAGCTGTCATCTGTAAAAATTAAAGTAGACAGCACTACATACACAACTTCAAGCACAGGAATGGTAAGTAAAGGGATTACAAATGGTTATCAGTTTACATTTACGCCACAGACGGCACTTAAGGATGGAAACCACACTATCACGATCAATGCGTCAGATAATGACGGAAATGCGGCGACTACCGTTTCATCAACATTTACAATTGACACAGTGCCGCCGACATTGACAATTTCTTCTCCACAGACAGGGCTAATCACAAATAAATCTGCGCTTACAGTAACCGGTAAAACGAATGATGCAACTTCAAGTCCGATAACATTGACTATGACATTAAACGGCACGAGCCTAGGATCAGTAGCGGTAGAAACTGATGGAAGCTTTTCAAAAGCGGTTACTCTTGCAGAGGGAACGAACAGTATTGTGGTTACGGCTAAAGACGGAGCCGGACAGACTACCAGCATTACATTGAGCGTCAAGCTTGATACTACGGTGCCTGTGTTAAAAGGCATTACACTTACACCAAATCCGGTAAGCACAAGTGCAAGTGTAGCAATCACGGTTGAGGTCAGCTGATGGCTTCTGGAACGATCAGTTTTGAACTGTCAACAGACATCACTTATGTTGCCGGGACTGTAAATGGTGTTGAGACAGTTTTTATCCAGGATGAAGCATATCCGGTGAAGTGGCGTGCAACGGTAGATGTGGCAGAGGACAGCTTATACCACATTTACCTCGAAATGTACGATGAGGCAGGAAATAAGAGTACCTACGAGAATACGATCGAGTATATTCTGCCGTGGTTTATTTATGACCGCACACAGGCGGATGTAGACCGGGTACAGGCACTTCGGGATATAGGTTGGGAGAATATGACAGACAGTGAAAAAACGGAATGGCAGCAGGGGATGAAGGGCGCATTCAACTTATCGGATGTCAGGCGGAATGAAAACAACTGCTATGTCATTGCACAGTTGCTGAATATATCGCTCGTCACTTGTAAGGACAATCTCCCTGCATATCCGGATAAAACATATTTTGACAGTCTTTTAAAGAACGCCACAGCATTGCGGAATGCTGGTTATCAGTATGTAGAGACACCGGAAGTTCCGCAGCAACCTATTAACACATACCAGAAAATCAATGATATTGAGAGAATATTACATGACATTTATGAAGTTTATAATTCAAACTTTGTCCATTACGCAGGCGAAGAAATCTATGCCGGACAGAGCATTGGATTACTTTTATAAGAAAGAGAGGATTTTATCATGGCATTTAGTTTAAAAACATGGGTGAATCGTATTTCTGAGTACCCGAACAGAAGAAAATTAACACATGAGGACGGCAGCACGGAACTTGTGACCGTAGCGAGAGCAGAGGGGCAGATCTCAGCAGAAGGAAATGCCTTTTCTGCGGAAGAGATGAATGATCTGGAGAACAGGATCAAGGGTGGATTTGATGAGGTAAACCAGAGTTTACGTGAGTTAAACGAAGGAATGATATTTAATGATGTACGAACTGGAGTTGTTACCGTGCTTCCAAATAGCGATATTTCAATAAGTGATAATACACCAATAAATTTTAAGGATTATGTACCGCTTGCTACTACAATTATTGCAACTTACGGAAGTTCAGACGCACATTCTCATGGTATGTTAGGTTCTCCTGCTATCAAAGATAATACCACATGCTGTGTAAGGTATAAAAATTTAACGGAAAGTGAATTAAAAGTTGACTTTACAGTTCGATTTTATTATTTACGAAATAATTAAAATAAATCCCATCTGATTGTAAAGATAATCGTATAATCTTTAGGCATGGTATCTATGAGCTGACGATATTTAATATACCCATTCTCGATATATAACGCACCAATAGCAATACCGGTGTATGATATATCTTTTACTGTAATTTTAGGATTAAATTTCGAATCGGATATTTTAGCAACTATGATATCTGTTCCTTTAGAAATAGCCTGTTTAGCATTAAGTTTGAAGGTTGCTTCTGCATGTAATTTATTATACAAAAATTTAGTATATTCAATGTAGGCGATTTCACAATCTTCACGCTGTAACACGTCATCGTTACGCTTCCATTCGATTCCTTCGTTTAACATATTTAAACTCTGGTTATGCGAAGTAAAATGGAACAAAAAATTATTATGAAATATTATAATTGAATTATACAAAAGAAAGGAAGATGATCCAATGGAGATGTTAAAAGAAACGTACACGATTGCTTTGCCTATCGTTCTGACAGCATTAATGGGATATATAGTGTGGCTTTTGAAAAATCAGAAGTCAGACAGAGATGCGAATAGCAGAGGAACAATGCTTTTGCTTCGTGTGCAAATGATTGAGTACCATAATAAATACATGGCTCTCAAAGAAATTCCATCCTATGCCTACCAGAATTTTATGGAAATGTACGATGCCTATCATGCGTTGGGCGGAAATGGAATGGTCACAAAGATGAAAAATGAAATTGAAGAGCTTCATCTGAAGCAGAAAGAGAGGATTTAAACATGACAGATTTAGGATTTTTAACAGAATTTATGGTGCCGGTGATCGTAGGCATTTGCCTTTGTGTAGGATATGTCGTGAAAAAGTGGATTAAGGATGTAGATAATAAATACATTCCGACAATCTGCGCCGTCCTTGGTGTTATCCTGGCAGTCTGGATTAACGGATGGACAGTTACAGCACCTATTTTATTAAGTGGATTATTCAGTGGTTTGGCAAGCACAGGACTGCACCAGATGTTCAAACAGTACATTAATAAGGAGGAAAAATAA